ATAAGGGATGTAGGCCATTTTACACACCCGCTTTCGGGGTCGCTGCTCTCCCTTTCTTTGCTTCCTTTTCGGTAATTTCTTCTGTACCCTCGGAATTCTCTTCTGGAGCCTCTTCTGGGTTTCTTATCTGAGTCTCCATCTCATAACCATGATTATGAAACCAATTAAGCAGACGGGGATCTTCTGTCTCTCCTACGCCATTGCAAAAAGATACACTGGCTGAAACACCAGTGTATTGCTTGTTTGGAGCATATACTTTCATAAATAGCCCTCCTATTTTACTTTGATATTGCGGAATGCTCCGGCTGCCTTGGAAGCCTTTAAAGCGATTGCCGCATTCATTTCCACTTCACCGGTCTTTACCGCTCCTGATGTGGTAAAATCAGGAAGCCATGTCTGCACAGGTGCCACTCCTGCAAAGGATACTCCATGAAGTCCGTCCAGTGCTAGCCTTGCGGCAAAGAGGGACGTGGTTCCTTTGGTAGCATTAATGTCTACCACCTCATTATTAGTTCCCGGTTTTGCTCCCAGGTCCACAAAAGGAATATTCCCATAAGCCTCTACATTGGTCCCCCAGTCGCTCTTTGTTACCTGATACATAGATGCACGTCTTGCACAGGCTCTCAGTTTAGAGATCAGTTTGGTGTTACCAGCAATAAAAGACGGCTCACCATCAAGGCCACGAAGGAATTCATCGAGCATATCCAGGAAGTACTGGAAATTATCCGTAACCAGCTGGGACGTGGATAAATCAATGACTGATTCTCCAGTATTATACTCCGTGGAACTTCCAGCCAGAGCTTTTTCCAAACCGTCAAAAGCATTACTGTCCACCGCACTGTCACCATTGATAAATGTATCATTAAATAATGCCTGTGCTGCTTTGATCTTCTGGGACTGCTGAAGCTCTACCTCAGATACGATACCACCCATATTGGCAATAACACGGTCAATCTGATAAGATCCACCAAATACCTTAATGTCTACAGAATGACGTTCCTTAGTGACCTCATGGGGCGTATATTCCTTGTTGATCTCACGAAACTGTGCCGTAGGCTGTGTTTTCAGTCTAGTGTAGGAATAAGTAGGTGTTGCTCCGCCTCCGGTCGGGGAAACGGCATCATCGAAGGTGATATGATCCAGAATCCAGTTGGATTTTCTGAACTCATCAATCACCCCGATCTGCAGGTCGTCCTGCACATTTTTTCTTGCTTCTTCTAACGTAATAGCCATAGTTCATTCATCTCCTTAAAATTTATTTGGAAGGCATCTGCGCCTGAAGCTTTGCTTCAATGGCTGCTTTAATATCTACCTTGCCATCATCAGTTTTTGTTGTTACCTGGGCCTGCTGACCAGGAGCGCCCAGAGGACGGAAACCCGCATTCTTTGCTGGTTCTGTCT